ATTTTTGTTGCCATTACAACGGCTGAACCACATTCTTTCCAGACTGCAATCCATTCTTCATCGCTTAAATGGTACATTAAATTCCCCTTAACAAGTAAAAGAACACTAACATACAATTATGTCTTATATTAAAAAAGTTGATTTAATTCAAAAGGATGTAGTAAATAAACTACGCTCAATGGGGGCTACTGTCGTTGATTTGTCTGCTGTAGGCAAAGGAATGACGGATTTACTTGTAGGTTTTGACGGACAAACTATTTTACTAGAAGTTAAAAGTGGCGCTGACAAAAAGTTTACACCCCAGCAAATTAAGTTTTTTGCTACCTGGACTGGCGGTATGCTCGCTAGGGTCAATTCTGTACAAGAGGCTGAAGATTTGTTACAATCTATAAAGCAAAACCCCTAAGAAATTGAAGTTTCTTAAGGGTTTCTACCAATGAACTGTTAAGGAGTTGCAATGGATTCAAAAATTATAACCCAAAAATATTTACAAGAAATCTTTGATTACAAAGACGGCAATTTGTTATGGAAAAACAAAACTGTTGACTCTATAGGAAGAAGTAAAAACCATTTAAACGGTCAAATTGCTGGAACTTTAGAAAAACATGGGTATTTAAGGGTAAGAATTGATAATAAAAACTATTTAATTCATAGGCTTATATTTTTATACAATTATGGATTTTTACCAATTCAAGTAGACCATATTGATGGAAATACATTAAATAACCACATTGAAAATTTGCGCCAAGCTACAAACGCTGAAAATTGTCAAAATTCAAAATTATCAATTAACAATAAATCTGGTGTAAAGGGAGTTTCTTGGCATAAAACCCATAAAAAATGGGTTGCAAACATACAAACCCCAAATAAAAGATACACAATAGGTTATTTTGATAAGATTGAAAAAGCAAAAATAGCTATAATTGAAGCAAGAAATAAATTACACGGTGAATTTGCTCGCCATTATTAAGGAATAATCATGCCAATGGACAAAAGTGGGTCAGCCCAAAGCGTAGGTAAAAACTATAAAACTGAAGTTGCCGCAGGAAAACCTAAGAAACAAGCATTGGCAATCGCATTAAGTGAACAACGGGCGCACTCTAAAGGCAGTCGTAAAGCTAAATTAGAAGAACAATACGCTAAACACATGAAATCAGCCGAAGAAAAGACAGATGTTAAAAAAGAGTCTAAAAAAGCTGAAATGGGTGAAATGTAATGTTTACTAATAAGTCTGTAGTAGGCCGCCCAAATACAAAGAAGCCTGAAGAAACAGTTAATAGTAAGACTGACATACTCAATAAGAAGGTTAATCAAAGACTAAAGCGTAAAGAAGCATTGTCTAAGGCTATGAACAAATACCACGACCCTGATATTGTTGGCTAAACTGTAGTAGAATTAAACCCTTATAAATCAATTACTTGAGATTATATGGACAAAAAAGAATACAAATGGTATGTGTACCAACTAATAGACCCTCGTAACAATGAGGTGTTTTATATTGGGAAAGGCACACAAGATAGAATCCATGAGCATGAAAAGGAAGCCTTGAAAGGGGTATGCTCGTATAAATGCCATAAAATCAATAAGATACGCAATTCTGGTTTAAATATAATTAAGAAAAAAATAGCTTATTTTTGTGATGAGGAATACGCTTATCAAATAGAGTTCGATTTAATTTCTAGCACACCTAATTTAACTAATGTTGTAGGGAGAATGGAAAAGACCCCTGCTCAATACCAATTAGAAATGCCATTACCTATTCCAAGACCATTATTAGAAATTGCTACAGAAAACTATCAAGCAATACAAAAATACATGGGTGAGTTTGCCTTTTGGTATAAGAACAGCAAACATGGTACTTTAAAAGCAAGTATTAGTGATGTAGATGGCACTTATGGAAAGGTTATGAAGGCATGTATTAATTCCCTATATAACACCATGTTTCCATCAGTTTTAACAAATATTAGAAAATCCCCCAAAATAGAACAGCTCTTAAAACAAGAATTAAATGCTTATGGGGTTCAATATGGCTGCTAGGAAGAAACTAAACCTCACGCAGGCTTGGAAAGATAAAATTCAGATAGCCAATATCATTGATAGGCTTGTAAAGCATGTAAACGATGAGATTGATATGAAGCCCACTCAACTTAAAGCTGCTGAAATATTGCTTAAAAAGGTTGCTCCTGACCTTTCTAATACTACCCTTGAAGGTAATGAGGATGTTCCTGTACGCATGGTGGTGTCTTGGAAGAAATAGTCCAAGAGGTAGAGTTAGACTACCAACCTCGTGATGTATTCCTAGATTTCCATGAAAGACAGCAGCGTTGGGCTGTTATTGTTGCCCACCGTAGATGTGGCAAAACTGTTAGCTGCATTAATGAATTAATCTATAAAGCCCTAATAGAGGGCAAAAATGATGGTCGCTACGCTTATGTTGCACCATATTACAGCCAAGCCAAGAATATCGCCTGGGACTACCTATTAAGATTTAGTAAGCCTGTAATGGCTAAAGCTAATCAATCTGAACTATGGGTGGAACTTATAAATGGCGCAAGGATTAGGTTGTTTGGTGCTGATAATGCTGACTCTCTTCGTGGTTTATACCTTGATGGGATTGTCTTAGATGAATATGCAGATATGCGCCCTCGTATTTGGGGTGAGATTATTCGGCCTTTGCTGGCAGATAGACTCGGATGGGCAGTTTTTATTGGAACGCCTAAAGGTCATAACGCCTTCTGGGACATCTATAGCAACGCCATTAAGTCAGACGATTGGTATGCCAAGACTCTAAGGGCTAGTCAAACAGGCTTACTGCCTAAGAGTGAGTTAGATGATGCTGCCAAGTCAATGACGCAAGACCAATACTTGCAAGAGTTTGAGTGTGACTTTGAATCAGCCATTTTAGGCGCTTTCTACGGCAAAGAGATGCGCCAACTTACCGACCAAGGCAGAGTTACTAATGTTGACTATGACCCTATGTTTCCTGTGCATACAGCATGGGACTTGGGTTATTCAGACGATACCGCTATTTGGTGGTTTCAAGTCGTGCATGGCGAGATTCGTATGCTTGATTACCATTCATCCAATGGTCAACCAGTAGCTTTCTATGCTGGCATTATTGCAAACAGAGAACACGAAAGAGGCTATCACTACGGCACTCATTATTTACCCCATGATGCTCGTGCTAAGACTTTAGCTTCAAATAGAAGCATAATTGAGCAACTTTCAGACAAAATTGCGTTAAAATCTATGAAAATTGTACCAATGTTGTCATTGCAAGATGGAATACAAGCAACTCGATTAGCTTTAACAAGGGCTTGGTTTGACCATAGATGTGAGGATGGCATTGAATGTTTACGGCAATACCAGCGTGAGTACGATGAGGACAAGAAGGTCTTTAGGGATAAACCTAGACACGATTGGACTTCTCATGGTGCAGATGCTTTTAGGATGCTAAGTATTGCTTGGAAAGAAGAAGCTAAGTTGCCCCATAAAGATGACTCGATTAAAGGGCTGTTTGTAGGACAGACGGAAGTATCACTAAACGATATGTGGAAAGACACAAAAACGATAGTGAATAGGAGATATTAATGGCGAATGATAAGGCAACTGTAAACCACAGTTATGAAGATTGGTACAAAACAGTAATGGGCTATGAACGCTCATATAAGCGTTGGGAATCCAGAGTTGACCGCATTGTAAAGAAATACAAGGATGATAGTCGTTATGACCGCAATCCTAATGCTAGATTTAATATTCTTTGGTCTAATGTTCAAACCATCCAGCCAGCTATCTTTGCTAGACTTCCTAGACCTGATGTAAGCCGTAGATTTAGAGATAGCGACCCTATTGGTCGTGTAGCCTCAATGATGTTAGAACGGGCGTTAGAGTTTGAATTAGAACACTATGGTGACTACAAATCAGCTATGAATAACGCTGTGCTAGACCGCTTATTGGGTGGTCGTGGTGTAGCTTGGGTGCGCTATGAGCCACATATTGTAGGCGAACAAGCTGATGAACCTGAAGATGGTTATGAAATCACAGAAGATAGTGATGAAGCTGAAACAGAAAGTGGTATTGAAAACGAATCTCAAGAACGCATTGAGTATGAGTGTTGCCCTGTTGATTATGTCCATTGGAAAGATTTTGGACATACGATTGCTAGAACCTGGGAAGAAGTCACAGCCGTATGGCGCAGAGTATATATGTCACGCTCGGCATTGGTTGAGCGTTTTGGCGAAGAATTAGGCTATAAAATCCCATTGGATACAAAACCTGATGATTTAAAACAATCTTATAAGTCAGATGATGGAGTATATGAAGCGCTAATATACGAAATCTGGGACAAAGAAACAGGCAAAGTATTATGGATTAGCAAGTCATTAGGAAAGATTCTTGATGAAAGAGATGACCCTTTACAGCTTGAAAACTTTTGGCCTTGCCCTAAACCACTATATGCAACACTCACTACAGACTCTTTAGAGCCTATTCCTGACTTTGTTATATATCAAGACCAAGCTAGAGAATTAGACGCTTTATGTGACCGTATTGATGGTTTAATCAACGCTTTAAAAGTGCGTGGTGTCTATGACGCTTCATCTAGTGAATTACAACGCTTATTTTCTGAAGGCGAAAACAACACTTTAATACCTGTACACAACTGGATGGCATTTGCTGAAAAGCAAGGCATGAAAGGTGCGATTGATTTAGTTGACATTACCCCATTTGCTACTGCATTGCAGTCTTGCTACACAGCAATGGAGCAAGTAAAAGCTCAAATATATGAATTAATGGGTATTGCCGACATTCAGCGTGGTCAGACTGACCCTAATGAAACGCTTGGCGCACAAATTATCAAGTCAAACAACGCTATGGGTCGCTTAAAGACTCAGCAACACGCAGTAGTTGACTTTGCTACTAGCTTATTGTCAATTAAAGCACAGATTATCTGCAATCATTTTACAGATGAAACGATTGTCAAGATTTCTGGTGCAATGCAATTATCTGACCAAGATAAACAGTTAATTCCACAAGCATTAGAGTTGTTGCGTGATGAAGCCAGCAAAAACTTCCGTATTGAAGTGACTTCTGATTCAATGATTTACCAAGATGAACAGCAAGAAAAAGCCGATAGAATGGCATTTTTGCAAGCTGTAGGTTCATTCTTTCAACAAGCCGTGCCAATGATTCAAGCACAGCCTGAACTCGCACCTATGGCGATTGAAATGCTTAAATTTGGTGTAACAGCCTTCAAAGCAGGCAAACAGTTAGAAGGCATTATTGACGAAACTGCTGATAAATTGCGTGAACAAGCTAAACAATCTGAAGGTCAGCCTAAGCCACCTCCTCCTGAAATTCAGAAGGCACAGATGGATAATCAAGCTAAAATGCAACAGATTCAAATGCAAGCACAAGTTGAACAGGCTAAGTTGCAAGGTCAAATGCAGTTAGAAAAGGCTAAACAAGAGTACCAGGCGCAAGAAAATCAACTTAAATTCCAGTTGGAATCACAGCGCAATCAAGCAGACTTAGAAATGCAGTCAAAAGTAGCACAAATGAAGATGATGACTGAGCGCAACACGCAAGTATTGTTAGCTCATATCAACAATGGCGCTAAGATTGAAACTGCTAGAATATCTGCTGGTGTAGATGATGGAACGCAGGCTTATTTTTCAGAAGAAGATTTAGCGCACTCAATGGAACATCCCCTACAGCCTATTGCCAACGCAATCGGACAAGGAAATCAACAAATGGCTCAAGCTATTAGTTCTTTAGTAAATACTATTAATGAACAACACAATAGACCAAAGCAAGTTATTCGTGGCGCTGATGGCAAAATTATAGGTGTTCAATGACAATATCCGTCACACATAGTAAGGTTTCAACGATACCTGATGGGACTGACACATCGGTAGTTAGGCCGTCAGATTGGAACGCTACCCATACTTTAGTCGGTGTTGGTACTGCTGCATCTTTAGATGCTGGTGTTGCTAATGGTGTAGCGACTTTAGACTCTGGTGGACAAGTACCATTATCTCAGCTTCCCCCATTAGGTGACTTGAACTATCAAGGAACATGGAATGCCACTACAAATAGCCCTACACTCACTTCCAGCGTGGGTACTAAAGGATATTATTATGTCGTTAGCGTTGCTGGTAGCACTAATCTCAATGGTATTACTGATTGGAAAGTTAGCGATTGGGCTGTATATAACGGCACAGCATGGCAAAAAATAGACAATACTGACGCTGTTACAAGCGTAAATGGTCAAACAGGCGCAGTTAACATTACTCTTTCTGGCTTAGGTGCAGGAACTATTGCAACGCAAAATGCTAATAATGTAACGATTACTGGTGGTACATTAAATGCAGTAGCAATCGGTGGTTCAACTGCTGGTGATGGTACTTTTGATGTATTGACAGCTAATGTCACTAATTTGACTAATGTCACATCATCTGCTGGCATTGTCATTACTGGCACATTTACAGGTTCATCTCCTACAGATGGTCTTGTAATGGATTATTCAACAGGTTGGGGTCGTTTTAGCGACTTTGGCGGTGATGGCTTTCAATGGTTTAATGCAGGCTTAGCAACAACTAAGTTAATGGAATTGTCTAGTACAGGCGCATTGGCTACGACAGGCACAGTAACAGCTAACGGAGTTCTATTAACAGGAAATACAGGAACAGTTACAGGAGTTACTGCAACAAGCCCTGTAGTTTCAAGTGGTGGTACAGCACCAGTTATTTCTATGCCAGCCGCAACGACTTCTGTAAGCGGTTATTTGACATCAACTGATTGGAATACATTTAATGGTAAATCCAATACTAACGGAACAGTTACAAGCGTAGCTGCGCTGACTTTAGGCACAACTGGTACTGACCTATCATCTACTGTAGCTACAGGTACTACAACCCCTGTAATCACGCTACAAGTACCAACTGCTTCAGCTTCTAATCGTGGTGCTTTGTCATCTACAGACTGGTCAACATTTAATGGTAAACAAGCCACATTAGTAAGCGGCACAAACATTAAAACTGTTGCTGGAGTTTCTTTATTAGGTTCTGGAGATGTTGGTTTAATTGGTGGCACTTATGGTGGTACAGGCGTCAATAACGGTTCAAATACCATTACTGTTGCTGGTAATTTAACCCATGCAGGTGCATTTACACAATCTTATACAGCTACGGCTAATACTGCTGTTACTTTGCCTGCTGGCTCTACTGCTTCTTCAAATAACTTATTAAGCTCTGCAACTGCTGTGGGTATTGTTACAGGAACTCCATCTTCTGCGACTTATTTGCGTGGTGATGGTACTTGGGCAACAGTAGCGGCTACTCCTGCTGGTTCTACAACTCAAGTGCAATACAACAATGCTGGTGCTTTTGGTGCTTCATCTAGCTTTACTTATGCTAACTCAACATTAACTGCTCCAAACTTATCTGCAAGCAATGGCATATTGCAGTCAAACGCCTCGATTGGCGCAAGTTTTTCTATTACAAGTGGCTATAATGCAATGTCCGTAGGCCCTGTAACAGTAGCTTCAGGGCAGTCTGTAACCGTGCCGTCAGGCTCAAGATGGGTGGTAATTTAATGAGTTCAGTCGTTATATCAGGTGATACAAGTGGCGCTATTACTCTAGCAGTACCAGCCGTAGCTGGAACAAATACTATTACTATTCCCGCTGTTACTGGAAATATGATTGTTGGATATTCAGCATCTTATTTAATTGTTGGGGGTGGAGGCGGTGGTGGCTCTTCTGATGCTGGTGGAGGCGGAGCAGGCGGATATTTAACTGGAACTAATACTTTAACTTTAGGAAATACTTATTCAGTTACTGTTGGTGCTGGTGGAGCTGGAGCAACTGGAGCACTTGCGCCAAATTTTGGCGTTACAGGTTCAAATTCAAGTGTTTTTGGTTTTTCTTCTTTAGGTGGTGGCGGAGGGGGAGGATATGTAAACGCTGGTTTGTCAGGCGGTTCAGGCGGTGGTGGAGCTGAAGCGGCAAGTGGCTCAGGAACTAACGGCCAAGGAAATTCTGGAGGAACTGGAAGCTCTTCAAGCCCTAATTATGGTGGTGGTGGTGGAGGTGGCTCTAGTGCTGTAGGTGCTAATGGAACAAACACTACTGGTGGAGCTGGAGGAAACGGAACAGCATCGTCAATTACTGGCTCATCAGTAACTTATGCAGGCGGTGGTGGTGGCGGAACATATACTGGTGGAACTGCTGGCGCAGGTGGAAATGGCGGTGGTGGAGCAGGCTCTAATTCAGGAGCAGGTACAGCAGGAACAGCCAACACAGGTGGTGGTGGTGGTGGTGGCTTTGGAAATGGGTCAACTGGTTATGCTGGTGGTGCTGGAGGTTCAGGAGTAGTTATTATTTCTGTTCCAACATCTAATTATTCAGGCACAACTACAGGTAGTCCAATTGTGACTACAAGTGGTTCTAATACAGTAATTAAATTTACCTCATCAGGAAGCTACACAGCATGAGTACCATAATTTCAGCAGGAACAACTAGCGGAACAGCGTTTAGCGTAAATCCTGATACATCAGGTCAGTTGGTAGTGCAAACTAATGGCACTACAACTGCATTAACTATTGATACAAGCCAAAATTCTACATTTGCTGGTTGGGTAAAAATGCCTGTTTATACAGTATCAACTTTACCAGCAGCAGGAACAGCAGGAAGAAGGGCATTTGTTTCTAATGCTTTAACGCCTGTTGCTTTAACAGCAGTAGTTGGTGGTGGCGCTATTACTGTGCCAGTTTATGACAATGGAACAACTTGGATGGTAGGTTAATTATGGGACATTTTGCAAAAGTAGTAGATGGTAAAGTAACGCAAGTAATCGTTGCTGAACCTGACTTTTTTACAACATTCGTAGATTCAAGTCCTGGCACTTGGCTGCAAACTAGCTACAACACAATAGGTGGCAAGCACTTATTGGGTGGCACACCTTTGCGTGGCAACTATGCTGGTGTAGGTTACACATACGACCAAGCTAATGATGTGTTTTATGCGCCACAACCTTTTGCAAGTTGGACTTTAAATAAAGACACTTGGACTTGGGAAGCACCAACACCCATGCCTGAAGATGGCAAAGCATACAAATGGGATGAGCCAACAACTTCTTGGGTTGAGGTAGTGTAATGACTGTAATTATTGACGGCACACGAAGTATTGCTCCTGCACAATGGACTACTGCTGGTAGGCCGTCAAGTCCTGCGCTGGGGCAATTTGGTTATAACACCACATTAAATCAAGCTGAAATATGGTCAGGAGTAGCTTGGACTGGCATTACTAGTCAAACTTATTCAGCATCTTATTTAATAGTTGCTGGCGGTGGCGCTGGTGGTGCTAGAGTTGGTGCTGGTGGTGGCGGTGGTGGACTTCTTACTGGTTCAACAACGCTTTCTGTTGGAACAGCTTATACAATTACAGTAGGGGCTGGTGGTGCGGCTGTTACTGATTCTGGTGGAGCAGGTGTAGCTGGAAATAGTGGTTCAAATTCAAGTGCTTTTAGTCAAACTGCTATTGGCGGTGGTGGTGGCGGAGCATATAGCGGGCTTGCCGCAAAATCAGGCGGTTCAGGTGGTGGCGGTTCATATAATGGCGGCACAGGTGGTTCAGGAACTACTGGACAAGGATACGCTGGTGGCAATAACTCAGGAAATGCAAATGGCGCAGGTGGCGGTGGAGCAGGTGCTGTTGGTGGTGCAGATTCAGGAAATACTGGCGGTAATGGTGGTATAGGGGCAATTTCTACTATTACTGGCTCATCAGTTTATTACGCTGGCGGTGGTGGTGGTGGTGGCAACACATCAAATGGTGCAGGTGGTACTGGTGGTGGTGGTGCTGGAAATTCTCAAGGATTTACCCCAGCAACAAGCGGAACTGCAAACACAGGTGGTGGTGGTGGTGGCGTTCGAGATGTAAATGATTCAGGTGGATTTACATCAGGAGCAGGCGGTTCAGGTATTGTTATTGTTTCTGTCCCAACGGCTTCATATTCAGGCACAACTACTGGAAGCCCTACAGTTACTACTTCAGGTAGCAACACTATATTGTCGTTTACTTCTAGCGGTAGTTACACGGCCTAATGTTTCAAACTGCTTTTCAACCTACTGCGTTTCAAAATAACGCATTTCAGATTGTTATCACTCCACCTACGCCTTCTGGCCCTACAGGTGGTGATGGTTGGACACCAGAAGAATGGAAGCGCTACAAAGCATTAGATAAAAAGCGTAGAAAAGCTGAAGAAAAACGCATTGAAGCACTTAAAGCAGATGCAAAAAATCGTAAGCAAACTATTGCTGATTTAGTTGACCCTAAACCAGTTGCGCCAATACAACAAAATAAAGTACAATCCAATCAAGAAGTTAGCGTTGATATACCGTCAAACCTAGCAAATATTGACCGATACATCGCTAATCTTGTTAGACAGCAACAAGACCTGCAAACCGCAGTAGCAATGAGAGAAGCAAAACTCCGCTTAGAGCAGGAGATTGCAATACTCGAAGCCAAACGACAAGCAGAACTAGACGATGAGGAAGCCATACTATTACTACTGTAAACCCCCAAGAGCAATTTAGCCTAGCCTCTAAACACTTACACGCTGGCAGATATGAACAAGGTTTTAAGTTATACGAATATCGCTGGCATGAGGACATCATTAAAAATGAACCCTCACCTACTAGACCTGCGCTAAAAATCCCAGTATGGGAAGGTCAATCTTTATTAGGGAAAACCATTACTGTACAGGTAGAACAAGGCTTTGGTGACATTATTATGTTTGCTAGATTCTTGCCTGCATTAAAGGTATTGGGCGCTAAAAAGGTCGTAGTCCTACAAGAAGGCTCACTTCATTACTTATTAGGTCAAATAGACGCTGTAGATGTCTTTACAAATGAAGTCGATATAGGTGTAGCAACAGAGTCAGATTATTGGATTGGCTTAATGTCTTTACCCTATTATTTGTCTGTTTCGCATCCTATTGCTAAAAATCTATTTCCTGTTACTACTAAGAAAATAGTAGGTTCTGAAGGTTATTTACACGCTATTCCTAGCAATATTCCACCCAAGATTGGAGTGAATTGGGAGGCTTCTAAGCAGATTTTGTACTACATCAAGTCTATAGATATGCGTGAGATGGAAAAGCTCGTAGGAAGCGATTGCTACAGCTTAAACCCTAAAACTGATGGTGTATTTAACTCTTTACCTGACGATGGTTGGAAAACAGACTGGAATAAGTCTGCAAGCCACATGAAAGCGTGTAAAGGCATTGTTACAGTTGATACAGGAACAGCCCATCTTGCAGGCGCATTGGGCATTAAAACCATTGTTTTGTTACCTAAAGAAGAATTTGTCTGCTGGCGTTGGAAGAATGGCAGATGGTACGATTCTGTAGTTGCTTTAAGACCCCACGAATATGACCAAATCCCTGAACTTATAAAGCGAATGTAAAAATGATTACAAAAGATTATTTACACCAATTATGGCAGTTTTTCTAGACATAAATAAGGAGAATGTAATGAAATGCCCAAATTGCGGATATGAAGAAGGAAATCATGTTGCAAAACTTAGCGATGAAGATTATTTCATGGAAATATGGACTCCCACTTTGGGACTCGAAGAAGCTAAAAAGTCATGGTTAGAGAAGCAAAATGCCCCTAGACAGACTACCCACATGGTGATGTCTGATATTCAAGGCCACATTAGCATGGCAGATGGCACATGGATTTCAAGTCGTTCTAAGCATAGAGAGAACCTAAAACGCAACCATTGTATTGAATTAGGCAACGATGTACCTATGGAAAGAAAAGCCGTAGAAATTAGTAAAAAGTCCCAAGAAGCACGAAAGCGTCAAATAGCTGAAATAGCATACGAAAAACTTAAATACTAGGAAAAATCATGGCAGAATTAGACCGTAGGGATATGTTAGAAGCTGCACTAGAAGCAGCAGAAGAAGGCACTCTTGAAGCACCTATCGAAAAAGACATTGAAGTGCCTGAAACGGACAATATTTCCGAAGAATCCGCTAAAGAGAAAGTTAGCGAATCAGACCACGAAGAACCTTCCGAAGTCATTGAAGCTACTGAGTCTGAGGCTGAGGATGAGATACCGCAGGAAAAGATAACTCGCCCTTCAACCTGGAAGAAAGAATATGTCAATATCTGGGATAAGCTAGAAAAAGGCGAACAAATTAACAAGGATGACTTTGTTAAATTTGCTGAATATGCTAATCAGCGTGAATCAGAGTATAAAAAAGGCGTTTCTACTTATAAAGCTGAAGCTGATAGGGCTAAAGAGTATGAACAGGCAGTAGCGCCATTTGTACCTGACTTAGAAAGACGCAATATTAAGCCTGTACAGTACATTCAAAACTTGGCTAGGGCTGACCAAATTCTGACAAATGCGCCTTATGACCAGAAAGTACAAATTTTTCAAAGACTTGCACAAGAATATGGAATACAATTAAATGGTGAAAGTGTTGTTCAAGCACAACAGCTTGACCCATACACTCAACAACTGATGTACCAGTTAAATCAGGTAAATCAGGAAGTTTCATCTATTAAAGGTCGGTTTGCCCAAGAGGAAAATCAACGCTTAATGGGTGAAATTGAAAGAGTACGAAGTGATGTGGAGAAGTTTCCGCATTTTGATGTGGTAAGGGAAGAAATGGCTCAATTACTTGAGTTAGGGAAAGCCCAAGACCTAGAAACAGCTTACAAGAAAGCTGTGCGTATGAATGATGAAGTTTGGGCATTAGAACAGGACAGACTCCTGAAGGATTCCAAACAAGCGTTAATCAAAGCGCAGCAAGTACAGAAAGCGAAGGCGGCTGCGGTAAGTCCGAAATCTACTACACCTAGTGGAAAAGTGGCAGACTCAGGCGATAAAAAGGATAGACGCTCAATGATAGCCGAACAATTAGGCGAAGCAATGAGTCGTAGGGTTTAACTAATTAACATTTTTAAGGATAATAATCATGGCATTTGCTAACTCAGCAATCACCGATATTATCGCTACCACTATTCAAAGTCGTAGCGGTGATTTGGCAGATAACTTAACACAAAACAACGCAATTCTTACTCGTTTAAATCAAAAGGGTAACATTAAGCCTTTCTCAGGCGGTAATGTAATCCTCCAAGAAATTATGTACGATGATGCGTCAACCAACAACGCAAACTCCTATTCAGGATATGAAGTATTGAACATCGCTCCAGATAGCCCTATTTCTGCTGCTCAGTTCAAAATTGCACAGTACGCAGACTCAGTAACAATGTCTGGTCTAGAAATGTTGCAAAACAGTTCTAAAGAAGCAATCATCGACTTGTTAGATGGTCGTATGCAAGTTTCTGAAGCCCGTTTGCTTAACCGCATTTCTGGTGACTTGTACGGTGATGGTACTGGTAACGGTGGTAAGAACTTAGATGGTTTGGGCGCTGCTGTTGCAGTTTCTCCTACATCTGGTACTTACGGTGGTATTAACCGTGCTACTTGGACATTCTGGCAGAACCAAATCACTACTGGTGCTACTTCCTCAACAACCATCCTTGCTGCGATGACTACTGCTGCTATCAAGCAGATTCGTGGTACAGACAAGGCTGACTTAATTGTTGCTGGTAACACTTTGTATGGTTACTATGTAGGCGCTTTGCAAGCTATTCAGCGTATCGCTTCTGAGGAATCAGGCGCTGCTGGTTTTGCTTCATTGAAGTTCTACGGTGGTGGTACATCTGCTGATGTGGTATTAGGCGGTGGTTATGGTGCTCAAGAAACAGCTACATATATGTATATGTTGAACACCAATTACATCTTCCTACGCCCACATAAAGAGCGTAACTTTGTACCTATCGGTGGCGAGCGTCAGGCTATCAACCAGGATGCGATTGTAAAATTGTATGGCTGGGCCGGGAATCTTACAACTTCAAACAGCTTCCTACAAGGCTTGTTGACTGGTAGTTAATAAATAGGGGGAAACCCCTGTTTTAACAGTCTATTTAATTATTTAAGGAAAATATCATGGCATATTCAGTTCTTCCAATCGCAGGTGTTAATTTGACAGCACCTCAAACAGTAGCATCAGGCAGTTTGCCTTCATTTGGCCCATTAGGTGCAGAAACATTTGCATCAGATGGTAAGCGTTATGTTTACGGTCAAGCAGGTGTAGCTATTGCAGCATCTTCAGCAACCGTTGTAGTAAATGCTTCAACATTCCAAGCGACTTTGGGTGCTGGTTCATATTTCACAGCAGCTTCTATGGCTTCTGGTGACTATGGCTGGTTCTCTATTGCATCTGTTTAATCAACAGATAATGTAGTAAAAACTGGGACTCTCTCACAAGGGGAGTCCCTTTTCTTTTAACTGTAGTACCTAAACCACTTTAGGAGAATTAAATGGCTATTGATAGCGATGTTCAAGGTGCAGACGCACGACTAGCAGTCCAGTTCTATAAAAAGTCAGTAAAGCAAGATGACGAATCAAATGCTGCTGGCAGACCTATTTTTAAAGAATTCGACTTTGTAAGGATTATGATTCCTGGAGATAATCTGACAGAAATTGACACTTATGCCCAAGAATCACACAAAGCACGCTTTCCCCGTCAATGGGCGCATTATCAGAATCAAGTTGCAAACCATGAAAACATTGTTGGAACACCATTAGAACAATGGCCTCAGATTACTCGCAGTCAAGCTGAAGAATTGCGTGGACTTAAATTCCACACAGTTGAATCTATTGCTGACTGTTCTGACCAACAACTGCAAAGAATTGGCATGGTAGCTGGTATGTCACCCCATAATTTTCGCTTAAAAGCTAAGGCTTTCTTGAATTTAGCGTCTGATTCTGCCGAAGTAGCACAAAGACAAGAAGAATTAGAAGCATTACGCCAAGAAAATGCTAAAATTACAGCAGAAACAGATGCGAAGCTATCCAAAATGCAAGAACAAATGGAAGCGCTACTTGCGGCTGTTGCGGAAAAGACCCCAAAAACACGCAAAAACAAAGTAGCCGAGGCTTAATATGTCATCAACCATGCTCCAACTTGTGCAACAGGTATCTGCCGAGTTAAACCTCGCTGTGCCTACTTATGTTGCAGGTAATCCTTCTCAAGATACGCAACAAATCTTGGCATTGATGAATGGGGCTGGTTATGACTTATTAAAAGAGCACGATTGGCAAGCATTACAAGTCCAATATCGCTTTTACACTCAATCTATTACAGCTAACGCAACTACGGTCAATGGTTCTACTACATTGACTGTAGCACCTGCTACTAATATCTCTCTTGTTACAAGCCAATGGCAATTATCAGGGTATAACATCCCACAAGATACTTATGTAGTATCAGCAGATAACAACACAAAACAAGTAGTAATGAGTCAAGTTGCCTCTGGAAGTGGTACACAATCAGTAGTTCTTGCCCAAACAGCTTATGATTTGCCTGATGACTTTGAAACGATTACCGATAGAACTCAATGGGATAAATCCAAACATTGGGAAATGTTAGGGCCTGAAGATGCCCAACAATGGCAATGGCTAAAGTCTGGTTATATCTCAACTGGCCCTAGAGTTAGATGGCGCATATTGGATAATCAATTCCAAATATGGCCTATTATGAATACCCAAGAGTATTTAGGATGGGAATATCGCAGTAAAGGTTGGGCTAGAAGTGCTGCAAATGCTGTTAAAAACAGCTTTACATTAGACTCTGATACGACTGTATTTGATAATCGTGTTTTAGTGCTTTATACAAAACTCAAATATTTCCAAGTAAAATCGTTTGATACTACTGCGCTGCAACAAGACTATTTCCGTTACTTAAACATAGCTAAAGCTAATGACAAAGGTGCGCCTAATCTGTCATTTGCACCTTATCCTTCTAAGGTTCTTATTGGTTATGCCAATATACCTGATACTGGCTATGGTAGCTAAATATGGCAACAGCTAAACCAAATTCTGCTACAACTGCTTCAATTACAGCGCCTATAGGTGGGTGGAACGCTAGGGATTCTATTGCCCAAATGCCTGCTACTGATGCTGTAACACTTAACAACTTTTATCCTACTCCTACTGATGTTCAGTTAAGACTAGGATATACAAAGTATTCAACAGGCATAACAGGTCAAGTTAATACTTTAATGAACTATGCAGGGCCAACTACTCAAAAGCTATTTGCAGCAGCAGGCACAAAGATATATAACGCTGATACCTCTACTGCTACACAAGTAGTAACTAGCCTTACAAGCGACAAGTTTCAATATGTCAATATGTCCAACATTGGTGGGCATTATTTAACAGCCGTAAATGGTACAGACGCTAATTTAGTCTATAACGGCACAACTTGGATTACAACAGCTAATACATCAACTGCCCAGACAATTAGCACTATTACCCATGTGGGCGCAGTAGCAACAATGACTACAGCCTCAGCACATGGTCTAGCAACAGGAAATCAAATTACAGTAACAGGTGCTACATCAAGCGACTATAACGGCACATTTATTGTTACAGTAACAGGCACTACAACGCTAACATACACAATGTTAACTACTCCTGTGGCTAATGCTACTGTAGTAGGAACATATACCGTTGCGTTATACATTACTGGTGTGGATTCTAAAAATCTTATCAATGTAAACTTGTTTAAACATCGCTTGTATTACACCGAGAAAAACAGCATGAAAGTATGGTATTTACCTACTGATGCTATTGGTGGCGCTGCTTTATCACTTGATTTTGGTGGTATTGCCCGTATGGGTGGCTACATTCAAGCAATGGGTACATGGACTATTGATGCTGGACAAGGTGTTGATGACTATGCTGTGTTTGTAACTAATAACGGTGAAGTCATTGTTTATAACGGCACAGACCCTTCTGACCCTGCCGCTTGGGCATTAAAAGGTGTTTGGCAATTAGGACAAACATTTAGTCGCAGATGCTTTTTAAAATGGGCTGGTGACCTTTTATTGCTTACTCAAGATGGTTTAGTACCACTCGCTTCTGCACTTCAATCTAGCAGATTAGACCCTAGAGTTAACATTACAGATAAGATTTATTTTGAAATTTCAAGAGAAATTAGCCTTTATTCTGCTAATTTTGGTTGGCAAATAATATATTTTGCTAGTCCTAATATGTTGCTTATTAATGTGCCTTCAGATGAAGGAATACAGCAATATGTCATGCACACTATCTCTAAAGCATGGTGTAGTTTTACTGGAATTAACGCTACTTGCTTTGAATTAAGCTACGATAACCTATTTTTTGGTGGGAATGGCTATGTAGGTCAATTTTGGAATGGCTATAGCGATGATGGCGCAAATATTAATGCTTCAGTACAACAGGCTTATAGCTATTTTGATGCACCAGGACAGTTAAAACGCTATACATTAGTGCGCCCTATTATTCAAACAGATAATGGTTTTCCAAGCGTTTTATGTGGTATTAATGTCGATTTTGATTATCAAAACCAATTAGGACAAATTGCATTTAACCCTGCTAGTACTGATTTAGGCACTTGGGATAATGCCAAATGGGATGCTAATACATGGGGTGGAAACCTTAGTATTAACCGTATTTGGCAAGGAGTTACAGGCTTAGGATTCTCGGCTGGTATTAATATGAGTATGGCTTCACAAGGAATTGATGTGCATTGGGTATCAACAGACTATGTGATGGAAAAAGGCGGTGTGCTTTAATTAAGAAATAAGCTATAAATCAAGTTATAATTGGTTCAGCCGATTCCTTGGTTATAGTCAAAAAACTTTGAGGAATTAACATGGCAACAAATACAGGATTAAATGGCTTAGGTTTATCTTGGGGTGGTGGTACACAATCTCCATTTGGAAACCCTTATAACACTCAAGACCCTTGGTCTAATGCAGCATATAACACAGCATTAGGTAATCAAGCTGGCGCACAATACGCTACCTCTGCTAATAGAGTTAATCAAAATACGCCTTATGGTTCTTTAAACTATAGTCAAAGCACAGATGCTAATGGCAATCCAGTATGGACAGCAAATCAATCTTTAAGCCAGCCATTACAAGATTTAACTAATTCATCATTAGCTGGTTTGCAAGCAAGTCAAGCAAATCCTATGTATGGTATTAATCCAGGACAAACTTATTCTGACGCTATTATGCAACGCCTTGCACCGCAACAACAACATCAATCAGAATCATCTGATGTGCAATTAGCAAATCAAGGAATTATGCCTGGTTCAGAAGCCTATAATCGTGCTAAAACATTGCTTGGTCAAACACAAAACGATGCCAGAACAAGCGCTATTGTGGGTGGTATGCAAACAGGTTTACAAGCAACTCAAGCACAAAATCAAACTGCGGCTAATATTAAGTCTTTATCAACACCTAATTATGTAAACCCATACACTCAAGCTGCTGTTGCTGGGCCTGATTATTTAGGTGGTGCTGGTCTATCTAATCAAAACGCTATTTCTAACCAAAATATGCAAAATGCTTCTTCTGCTAATTTGCAAAATGGTTTGTTTGGTTTAGGCGGCACAGCTTTAACGGCTTACGCATTAAGTTAATATGGCTGATTTAGCATCCTCACTCAGAAGTTCTGCACCATCGCTTGATGAATTAAGCGCTGCTGGTGGCATGACTGATGTCAATGGCGATACAACATACCAATACAAAGATGCTAGTGGTGGTACTGTTACTGTAGATTCTACAGGTAAATCTGTAGGATATACCCCAACACAATCTTGGTATCAACAACAATATGCTGCACATCCTGATGCAATTCGCTCAGGAATGAATAATGAACAATATTTAGCTCTTGGCCCATTAGACCAAACTTATAATCTTAATGGTCAAAATGTACCTATTACTGGTGCTTATGAGTATCAAATAGACCCTAAAACTGGGGCGCTTTCTAACACTCCAGTTGATAGAAAACAAAGTAGTAACTTTACAGACTGGGCTACAACGCCTGCTGGTGCATTAACTCTTGCTGGTACTGTTTTAGGCGGTGCTTATGGTGCTAGTGCATTGGCTGGTGAAGGTGCTGCTGGTGGTGCTTCAAGTGGCTTTGGTATAAACCCTGCTGCTTCTACTGGAACTTTTGGGTCATTAACTTATCCTGCTGCTGGTAGCACATTTGGTGCTTTAGGTGGTGCGGCTTCTCCTGCTGGCATTGCTGCAACTGAAGCGGCTGCGGGTCTTGGATTAGGGTCTGGTACAACTGCTGGTTTAAGCGCATTGCAAAAAGCCCAATTATTGCGTATGGGTGTAAATTCATTAGGCAAAATGACAGGTGGCACAGGTGGTGGCGGTTATAGCACAATGGCGGGTGGAACTGGTGGCATGACTGCTTATCAGCGTCAAAATCCATATTTAAGCACATCACAACAAAATACTGTACCTGACACAACAACAGCATCATTAATTAATTTGTTAAGAGGTCAAAATGGCTGATATTACAAGCGCTGATTTAACAGCATTACAAAACCCTTATGCAGAAGAACTTGTAGGCTTAAATCGCCAGCAAGCATTAGCGCAAATGCTTTTGCAACAAGGTCAACAACAGCCACAAGGTCAAATGATTAGTGGTCGCTATGTAAAGCCTAGCCCATTACAAGGTGTTAATAACCTATTGCAAACAGCAGCAGGTTTGTATGGTCAAAAACAAGCAGAAAACAAACAATTAGAACTTGCAAAACTTGTAAGACAAAAAGAAGGTGAAGCTGTTAATGCTTATACATCTGCAAAAACGCCACAAGAACAGTTTGCCGCAGCAACAAGTCAATACGCTCCAAGTTATTTAAAATCTGCTGCAACAGAGTTTTTAAAGCCACAAAAATTAGGCGAAGGCGAAACAATAAGTCGCATGAATTTTGGTACAGGTCAATTTGAGCCTATGGCGCAAGGTGGAGAAAAGAAAACTGAGGCTATTCGTGGGTATGAAATGGCTAAGTCACAAGGTTTCCCTGGTAGTTTTTTTGATTATGAACAACAATTAAAGCGTGCTGGTGCTTCTAATGTAAGCGTAAGTATGGATAAAGGTATTGCCGCACAAGTTGGCCCAATGATGAAAGAAGGTCAATTACAAGCTACTAGCGCTGTTAAAGGTATAGATGCTGCAAATCAAGTTATTAATGCTTTGGATACTAATAAATTGTTTACTGGGCCTTTGGCTAATCAAAAATTAAGTATTGCACAATTAGGCACTACATTTGGTGGTGCTTCTGGTGATTTGACACAAAAAATTAATAATACTCGTGCCGCTATTCAAGGACTTGCTGAGATTACATTGCAAGGTCGTCAAGAAATGCACGGTCAAGGCGCTATTACTGAATCTGAAGGCAAATTGGCTGAAAGGGCTAAATCAGGAGATATAAGCCTTACTCCTGGTGAATTAAAGCAACTTGCTAATGCTGCTAAAAGGGCTGGAGAGTTTACTTATAATAATTACCAGACTAAATTACAAATTATGTCTAAAGACCCTGCTACTGCTCAAATGGCCCCTTATTTTGCAGTTAATCAAATGCCACCAAGGCAAGCCCCACAACAAGTACAACAAGTACAACCTAATGCTAATCAACAACTTAATATTCCATCAGCTAATGGTTGGTCTGTAATAGGTGTTAAATAATGACTCAATACACAGTACAAGCTCCTGATGGTAAAGAAATTACATTAGAAGGCCCTGCTGGTGCTTCACAAGAAGATGTTATTGCACAAGCACAAAAACTATATCAGCCTAAAGCTAGTGTAGAAGTTTCTGCTGCTCCTGCTGCACAATTTGGTGAAACTGGTGGTGGTGCTGCTACTGGTAAACCATTATTAGTTAATCGTACTAATGTACAGCCAGAACCACGCCCATTAGAGTCTGCAATGGCTGGACTTACTAAATCAATGGTAGATGTGCCTGTTGCTGCTTCTCAACTAGCAACAGGTGGTAATTTAGGAACAAGTCAATTAGCCCAAAGATTAGGGCAACAAGCTAGTGCTTATCAAGAAGCTAATCCTATATCTTATGGCGCAGGTAGAATAGCTGGAATGATTGCGCCTGCAATGGCTGGTGGTAGTGCTATAGGCGCTATTCCTTCTTTTGCTAAATCTGCACCATTAATGCAAAATGCTGCTTTAGGTGGTATTTCTGGAATGTTAACACCTGAAGAAACAGGTAAAACAGGTCAAGAATTATATAAAGAACAAGTAAAACAAGGCGGTATTGGAGCTACTATTGGCGCAGCAATAACTCCATTTCAAAAGTTAGCAGGAATATTGCGTGGGCCAGAGCAACCAGCACAAATGGCTGGTGCTGTACAAAAAGCTAGAGATGTAGGATATGTAATTCCCCCTACACAAGCAAGAGGTGATATTGCCAATCGTTTAATGGAAGGTGTAGCAGGAAAGATTACTACTGCTCAAAATGCTAGTGCAAGAAACCAAGAAATTACCCATAAGTTAGTAGCAAAGTCTTTGGGACTTCCTGAAGATGAAGTTATCCTTCCCGAAGTATTAAAAGGATTGCGTCAAACTGCTGGTGAATCTTATGCTAAATTGGAAAATATTGGCAAAATTACCCCAGGAAAAGAATATACAGAAGGACTTAATAAGATTGCTGGTAAAGCATTAAAAGCACAAGAAGGCTTCCCTAATGCTCCCGCTAGTCCTGTTGTTGCATTAATAGATTCTTTAAAATCCCCATCTTTTGATTCTTCTGCTGTTATTGCTAAGATTAGTGATTTAAGAAATACAGCTAATAAGGCTTATGCTTCAGGAGATACAGATTTAGGAAAAGCTAGTAAAGATGCTGCTGCCTTGCTTGAAAATACCATTGAAAAACATTTAAAAGATACTAATGATATTTCTTTGCTTAAAGAATTTCGTGATGCAAGACAATTAATTGCTAAATCTTATTCTGTAGAAAAGGCTTTAAATCCAGCTTCAGGAACAGTAGATTCAAGACAATTAGCTGCCCAATTAAAGCGTGGTAAACCATTATCAGAAGAATTAAAAACTGTAGCTGAGTTTGCTAGTCAATTTCCAAAGGCTTCTCAAGTTACAGAAAAAATGGGTAGCTTGCCACAAATTAGTCCTATAGATTATGGATTGGGTGGATTGGCAGCATTATTAACTAACCCTATGGCTATTGCTGGCGTTGCTGCTAGACCAGCTTTAAGGGCTGCTGCATTATCTAATCCTGTTCAAAATAGCTTAATTCAGGGTGCTAAAATGACGCCTGACCAAGCAAATTTAGCTAAATTATTAAGTATTAGAAGCCTGCAAACTGGCTACAAAGGAGCAACAAATGAGTAGAAACGGTAGCGGTACATATAGCTTACCTACGGGTAATCCAGTAGTTACAAATACTACAATTAGCTCTACATGGGCTAATACAACGCTATCTGACATTGCAAACGCATTATCAGGAAGCATAGCTGCTGACGGTCAAACTACCGCTACTGGCAATCTTCAGATGGGCAACAATAAGATTACTGGATTAGCAAATGGCACAGCATCTACAGACGCAGTATCTTTAGGTCAGCTATCAGGCATGATTCGCCAGACTGTTGTTGCTACATTTAATGCCCAAAGCACAACAACTTCTGCTAGTTTTGTTAATACTTCTGTTACTGCATCTATTACTCCTAGTAGCGCATCTAGCAAAATCTTAGTTCTTTTTTCTTCTTCTGCTTACATTTACAACTATGACAATGAACAAAACATTGACATTTATAACGGCACAGCAGAAGTAACAGGTAGCTATCGTATTAATAAAGTGTATTTGCCTATTGAGGGCGCATCACAAGAAAATAGAAACCCATTCTCAATTAATGTGATTGATAGTCCTGCAACAACTTCTGCCGTTACTTATACAGTACGCCAGCGTTGCACAAACGGTTCTTCTGCTTTAGTTGCTGTTGGTTCAGGTGATACTGGTTCTTCTTGCATTATTTTGATGGAGATTTTGTAATGGCTACGATGGCACAAGCAATACAGGCATTAGCGCCTAGCGCACAATTTAGTATTTTTGGCGAAGATTACAGCACTTTAGTATGGTTATCGCCTGAGATTACACAGCCTACTGAAGAAGCTGTAGTAGCGGAACAACTTGTATTAGATGAACAAGCACCTTTAAATGCTTGTAAAAACAAAGCAAATTCATTGTTATCTGCAACAGATTGGACAACTATTCCTGATGTTGCTAATCCTGCTGTTTCTAATCCTTATTTAATGAATCAATCTGTTTTTGCATCATATAGAAGCACAATTCGTCAATTAGCTGTATATCCTGTAGCTAATCCTACATGGCCAACAGTACCTACAGAACAATGGAGCGCCTAATGTTTATCGTATCTTGGTTATTTGACAGATTAGGCTATATGCCTAAAGTAAGTGTTGAATCTACATGGCCTTTCCCTGCTACGCAAAAAGATTATGTAGCGCCTGAATTTGAAAAAGTTGTTAAAAAGACAGTTAAAAAAGCAACTACCCGTAAACCTAAAAAATGAGTATTGACATGGCTGACGATTTTGATATGTTTAAATTTGGTGGCTTGGTCAATCAAGTTGAGAATCTACAAGCTAAAGTGGACTCAATGGATAGGGACATTAAAGAATTATTAGAACTTGCCAATAAGTCAAAAGGCGGTTTTTGGATGGGGATGACAATCGCTTCTATTGTTGGCGGTTTTATTACTTACATTACCAGTTTTTTATTTCACAAATGAAGCGTATGCGTCAATCGAGGACTATGTGGTTCTCGCTTGCGTTGGTTATTTTTGGTGCTTTATTTGATAATTTTTCATATTTGCAGTCAGTTATAAGCGAAAGATACTATGGCGTATTGCTGGTTGGCATTGGTATTATTGTGGCTATATTGCGTTTTCTTACTACTGGGCCTGTAGAATGAACTACATCTTATATCCGTTTTTAGTCATTATTAACCTAATTGGCACAGCGTTAACTTATCCATTAGCACCATTAATCGTGCTATTTAAGTCTAATCAAGTAGGTTGGTTAGACAACGCTACAAAGCAAGGAAATGGGCCAAGATTATTTAAGTTTTTGTCATGGTTTCAAACTCCAGACAATAGCTTAGATGGTGACCATACTTTTCAAAATTTATTTCCCCCTAGTTGGTGGTCAAGATGCCATTGGTTATGGAGAAATCCTTTCTACGGCTTTGCCGTAAAAACCTTTGATGGTTCTACAGGAATGAGCTATTCAGGCGATTTAGACTGTAGCCCTACAAAACCTGGTCATATCCTTGTTAAAGGTCATGGTCTATTTCAATGGGTTTATTACAAGAAATTAGGTTCTAAGTGTTTATATTTAAACTTTGGCTGGAACATCAAGGCCCTCGTAGAACCAGGGTTTATTACTCCTACACAATGGGTTGACAATACCGCACTTATAAAAGATTACCCTGCTACTTTTGCTTTTTCACCAAGGATTGTTTAATGTTTCCATTGCCTATAAGTACATGGATTATGGCTGGTTTAAGCGTTATAGCTTTAGCTGGTTTTGGTTATGGAAAATATCAACATAACAAATATGTTAATTTTAAAGTAGAAGTCGAGGCTATTGCCAAAATACAAGAAGCCCATGTCGAGTCAATCCAAAAACAACACGCTTTAGTCACTAAAGGAATCGCCAATGAATACGATGCAAAAATTGCTGCTTTGCGGAATTATTACAAATCTACAAGCGTGTGGAACAGTAACAGCAGTCAAGTGTCAGGACTTTCCACTACCCCCAAGTCAGTTGATGTTATCACCGCCTACAATGTTCTTGCTGGCTCCTGCTCAGAAACAACCCAACAAGTAGTTAGTTTGCAAGAATGGATAAACGCCCAAATAGGCATTAAATGAACAATTTTAAAGAGTGTTTAGCATTAGTTTTAAAGTCTGAAGGTGGTTGGACTGGCGCACAAGGCCTTAAAGGTGACCCAGGCGGAGAAACGAATCTAGGCGTTACTAAAGCGGTTTGGGAAGAATGGGTAGGTCATCCTGTTAATAGTATGAAAAACCTTACTCCTGACCTTGTAGCACCTTTATATGAACAAAGATACTGGAGGCCTTGCTATGGAGAAGTATTACCTAGGGGACTCGACTTGCTTAGTTTTTCAATGGCAGTTAACGCAGGCCCAGGCAGAAGCGTTAAATTGCTTCAACAATCTCTTGGATGTGTACCTGACGGAGTTATTGGCCCAGCAACAAGAAGCCTTATTCTCGCAACTAATAGTGCAACTCTTATCTCAAAATTCTCAGAAACTAGGCGGGAATACTACCGTTCATTAAAGACATTTCCTATCTTTGGTGCAGGATGGTTAAAGCGTGTCGATAATGAAGAAAAAGAAGCATTAAATATGTGCAAGAACGGTTAAAGCGCTTTTGCGTAATTCTTGTGTAATTCATAACGCTTTTGTAAAGCAACAAAACAAGCATCTTTAAAATCTGTGTAATGACCAAAATGGTATTTTTTCCCATTTAATGCTATTTCAACAGCCCATTTATTTGCGTCTTTTCTCCAATGCACACCTTTAACACCTGATTTATTGTTAATTGGTTTTTGTTTATTATGTGCGTTTTGACTTTTAGTGGCTTCTCTTAAATTTTCAATTCTATTGTCATTTCTTATTCCATTTATATGGTCAACCTCAAAAGGAAAATATCCATAATGATAGAAGAATATAAGTCTATGACCTCTGTATCTTTTTTTATCAACTTTAATATGAACATAACCATCTTGGTTTAATGTTCCAGCTTTAGTACCAGCTTTTATGCTTTGTCTTGCATTTTTCCAGTATAAATTTCCATTTTCGTAATCAAAAGTTTCTTTTAATTTTTGTTGGGATATAATTTGGTCAGCCATGCAATACCTCTATATTGTGGTGGTCAGAAACCCCTATGTAGCGAAAACTACTAGGGGTTTTCGTTATTATATCAAAAACGGGTAATTATTAAATAAGCCACTAAAGCTAGTGTTGTTAATACCCCTAAAACACTCCAAAACACGCTGTATTCGCTTTCTTTTGGCTTAGTAATAGCTACACACCAATCATCTGTTTTAAACGCTTCTGCCATTGAATTAGGGGTTTTACGACAACTGCGAATTACAAAGTCTGAATAGTTCATTTCTCTTGTGCCTTTTTTAGTATTGCTCTAGCAAATTCAACATAACCAAATCTTTCTCCTTCGAGTCTTTGATGTATATGTTCTTTAGCTATATCAATTATTTCCTCATCTGTTAGTGTCTTTAGCTGTGGCGAGCAAGTATGAATAGAATCACCAGTAACTTTTTGACCGCAAGCAGAACAAGCAGTCCATACATCAATTAAAGTAATTGTGCCGTCATGGTTATTTTTAATCATTTCTCTTGTGCCTTTTTTTCTAATTGATGTACTTTGCTCATTGCCTGTGTTGCCAAGTTGTGCATATCTTTGTACTTGCGTTTCCATTCTTCTATTTCAAGTGCTTGCTGTTTAACAATGCTTTCTGCAAGCCCAAATTGGCGCAACATATTGGCGGCTTTACCAACTAAATGCTCAGATGTATAGGGTTTTTGTCTAGACTTATCTAATTCATCAGCTAGTTCATTTGCGTTCATTTTCTCACCTGTAAAAGTATTGGCCCGAATCTATAAACATAGTATAAATCGCCACCATTAAATCGTAAGTCGCCCCAATGAAACACACCCCCTCTGTGCCAGTGTGTTATGTGTAGCTTTACTTTCATACCTTCTCCACTTCTGTCCAAGCCGCAAAGTGACATAACTGTCCGTCTTTATCTTTGCAGTAACTATACATTCCATCAACGTGTCCAAACCAATATGCCTCATCAAGGTCTACATCATCATGTGCTGGAGGTACTCTCAATTCTTCATCAGTGATTTTAAACCAATCACCTTTACTCAATTCATATAGCTTCATAGTGTCTCCTGAATCTCTAACATCCGACCAGTGTCTTTGTTGTAGAGCAAGCTTGCACAGTGAGGACTGGTTAACCCACTGAAGCGATTCTTTAGAATACTAACCCTCGTAGTATTACGTTCCATCGGGTCTTCATGCTGAGCATTACGAACTAAGCCAATGACAATGTCAGATAGCTGAGCAATCGATGCAGAGCCACGCAACTGTGATAAGGATGTTGCAGCACCTTCCTCATGTCCTTTTGATTCAGGTCTTTTCAGGTGTGATACTGCAATCAAACTAATACCTGTTTCTTGCACAAGCATACGAAGCTTAGTCATAAGTTCATCGATAGCTTTACGCTCATCACCATTAGACTGAGAGGATACAACCATGCTAATATGGTCAAGAAAGACGTACTTGCAGTCTGCTGCTTTGGCGAAATAGCGTATACGATTGACCACATTGTCGATATCAGTAGAACCAAAGTTATCCCAAAAGAAAAGCCTATCAGTGCCAAGTGTTGTATCAAAAGCATTCTTTAACTCCTCAGGGCTGACGAGTGTGTCAGGTAGGTGTAGTGGTTTATTCAGATGGAGCGACATGATACCACGAGCAGTCTTACGTACTGACTCCTCCATAAACATCAAGCCGATGTTACCTTCTGAAGATTGAATTAAGTGCCATAGAATCTCTCGTAAGAATTGAGACTTACCTAGTCCTGAGCCTGCACAGACTGTGATGAGTTCTCCTGGACGAATGCCGTAGGTGAGTTCATTGACTCCTGCCCATGGATAGAGTGCAGATGATTTCTCCACAGGTTTATTAACTTCGTCCCATAGCGTAGAGCCTGCGATGATTCCATCAGGTGTCCACTGCTCTGCTGCCCACCATTGTTTGACATACTCTGCTCCTTTGCCTACTGCAAGATAATCACACGCATCTTTAAAACCTGAGACATGCTTCACTATTTTGCACTTGCTACCAAGAATCTCTGCTACTTCGTTGGCTGCTTTCTGTCCTGCCTCATCAGCATCAAAGCAGATGTAGATACTCTCGAATGAAGATAACCACTCATAAGCCTGTTTAACATCCTTTAAGGCTGCTTGAGCACCGTTACGTACTGAGACGTTAGCGTACTTGCTACCACTCATCTGAAAGCCTGCGAGAGCGTCTAGTTCACCTTCGTGAATCGTTACTGTCTTACCGCCTTTAGCGAACAACTGCTGACCGAACAGTGTAGTGTTCTTCCACTCACCAGTAATACCAAAAGACTTAGTCTCTACCACACGATTCTTAGTGGCTACAATAATGCCTTCTGAATCTGCGTAGGGATAATACTGCGTAGTCCCGTCTTGGGATACTCCATAATGCTGACAAGTATCTCGTGTGATACCTCTGTCGCTAATCGACATAACACTACCTTTAATTTCTAACATACTTTTCTTCCTTGTAGGCGCAACATAACTTTCTGTTCCATCACCTTTAATATGATTACCACAAACAAAACAATATTCATGGTTATCATCATAAATTGCATTACCATCTGAGCTTCCACATTTAAGACATGGAATATGTTTTATTAAATTGCTCATTTTCTCTCTATTTAGTTAATGTAGTTTAATATTATAATAATAACTTAATAATCATCTAAGTTACTTAAATCATCTAAGTAGTAATCTAAATCATCTATGTCTTCACTACTTAGTAAATCTACTCTGTCTCTATATAGTATATCTGTTTTTACTGTTTTAAGACATTTTAAACACATATCAAGAAAATCGTTAGTATTCACTGACTTAATCGTTGCTTCATAATCAGTCAGCAGGGTGTTACAACAATAACATCTCATGGTGGTCTCCAGTACCATTTAAATCGATTTTAAAGCTCTTTACAGCCGTTTTCTCATACATTTGATACCTACACCTCATCTTCTTCTTCATCGCCTCCTAGAGCCTCTCCTGAGACGTTGTCACAATCCCAACTTACCCATTCGCAATCCATCTGCTCAGGTGAATAAGTATTAGCTCGATTAACTTCAGGCATTATCTCCATTAAGGAAAGAGTCTCGTGAATCAGATTGTGTGTTATAATATACCTCATAATAGTTTCTAAACTCCTTAGCTAATTTTCTCCAAGTAGGAATATTAGTTTCTCCTACTTCTCCTTCATACAATGTAGAAGCAATCCCACCTCTGTTTAGTATAGCGATTAACTCTGCGTCTGTCATTTTATTAACTCCTTATAAATATTTAATACAGTATCTATTACTGAGGATACTGCGAATATAATCAATAATATATCTTCTCTGTTCATATTAGTTCCTATGATAAGCGTCATGGGGATGTGTGAACATGCTGGCTAATAGCTCATCTACATTCTTAAACCATTGAATTACCTTTAAGCCATTAGCCTGATAAATAGTAAAGCTCAAAATAGTGCCTCCTCAAATTGAAACTTCGGTGCTTTTCTTAGCTCGATAGTCCAAGCATTAAAGCCTACGAATGCGAGAGCCTCAGCTTTAGTATAAAACCATCTAAAGGCGATACCATCCTCATCGTGAACCCAATATTTACTTAGCATTTACAATTTCTTGCGTAAGATAGGCAGTGCATGTTAGGAATGCTTTCTTAATCTTGTTAATTTTCTTGACATCGTCCCAGTCTATATGGTCATTGGCTGGTCGCTTGTGAGCATTGACTGCCATCGTTACCAAGTCAAGCAGAGAGATAGTCTCGACTGCTTTAGGGTCATCGCCTACGAAGAGCTGAATTTGCCCTCTATCATTCATCCAGATATCTACATCAAGGTCTACGCTAATTTTACTCATTTTCGTTTGCTTTCACATAAGAATGTAAATTAAACCATATTTCACGCAGGGATGTAGGATACATTTCCAATAACCAATCTTGAAAAGCGTTGGCTGGGTTAATGTTTAACAAAAAACCCTCTTCATCTCTGCATTGCATTAAACAAACTACTAAATTTTCTAATGATTCTTGACTAATATTCTTTTTATCTGACTTCATAACTTCTCCTTATTTTTAAAATCTTTAGACATCCAAGAGTCTACCGCTTGGTCTACATGGTCGCCTGTGAGCCACACGTGCGTAGTCATCTTACCATCACACAGCACGATAGCTGGTGCAATCTCTTCTTGAGGCACATCCCATGAGCCATCACGTAGCCAGCGATAACGTTCAGCATCTAAGAAGTTCTGATTGTCGCTTAACATCTTAGCGAACAGGTGTGCTCTGTTATCCTCTTGTGCTTCGAGAGCATCAGCAGCCCTCATCAGGAGTGAGCGAGTAACGACGTACTCATCCTTATCAGCGTATGCTCTTAGTTGTTTAACGAGGTTCTCAACCATGATTACTCCATACTAAAATTTGAACTACTACACAAGGAAAAAGCAATAACCAACCAACCCATACAAAAAGTCCTACAAAAATGTTTTGTAAATCTAATGACCAATTATATAAAAAAGCAAAGACCATTAGGTAGAAAACTGCTAAACATCCTAAGAAAATTATCATTGTTTTACAGTCTCCGCAGAATGATACATGGACAAAATATCCATAATTACTTTACCTTCACCATATTTTAACATCATAGCGACTGCGTCGGCAAGTGTATTGTGGTAGCAAAATTCTTCCCACATTAGTTTAGCCTCTTCAGGAAACATCTCAGCCTGTGTATTAGTCATAGCCGTATTTCTCCACGTGTGTAATAGCCTTATCATACGCTAAAGTTGCATAAAAGTCTTCTACTTCTTTCACGACAATCATCGGAGCATGCGACTGCGTAGGGTATTGCTCCAGCGTATAACCTAGAGCCTTGAGTGCATCAGCCCATAAGTCTTCGTCAGGCATAGGATATTCATCCCTGAGAATGGTCTCAGTCCAGTACACGACGGCATCGTTAAAAGCCTCTTCGTCATCCTCATCGTCTTCAGGTTCATAATACCTATCTTCCGTATACATGGTTTAATCCTCCAAGTTAAGTAGTAAGTGTAAGCCCTTTACTTCTAGCGTACAACCACTAGCAACATAAGTAGCACCATTTGATTCTACATGCTGTACTGTAGCCTCAGGAAAGTTCTCATCCATATAAGTAATCAAGTCATCTTTGGTATTAAAAAATATATCATGCTTCATTGTATTACTCCCAGTCTTTAAAGTCACCACTACGCTCATTGTCAAAATAACCCTGCATGTATACTGCTATCTCTTCATCGGTCAAATCAGTGACGGCCTCGCCGTTGTAACTGCCTTCAGGATAATAGTGAGGCCTCATTGGCCTGCGATAATAAGAGTCAGCTCCGCCTCTATCGTATAGGCTGCCATGGTTTGCTATTGTGCTGTGAAAGTCTATTGCGCTCATGATATTTTCCTTTATGCGTGTACGTTATTAGTATTAAACAAGTCTCTACCTAAGTCTATTAGGGTTTTCCCTTGCTCTTCAGTCATCCCTCTATGCTCTGCAAACAATGCAGGGCTAAGATAGTTATTTTTAAAGTCCAAATACTGCTCGATTAAATAGTCTCTAGTGCTCATGGTTTAATCTCCTACTCTTATAAATTGAAAATGGTCTTTAATAAACTGCTCGGCCTCATCCTGGACAATCTCCCAATGGCCTGTAGTGTTGCCATTAGTATCTCGCACTTTTCCCTTAGTAAGGCCCAGGCCTACATCACTTGCAATGTATTCCACGTTCTTTCTTAGCTCGTATCCTAGGTCCTGGTATGCGTCGTTATCCAGGTTAATATTTAATTTGAATTCCATTATGCATTCTCCATTAACTCGGCCCAGTCCTGGCCTCTTTCTGCTGCAACAAAATCATATGAACCTTTTGTACCTGCTTGCACTTGGTCTCTAGATGGAATGTGATTACCATAATAATCTCTTGCTTCGCTCTTACCTAGCATGCAAAGGCCTGCCGATATTGCGTCCATCATGGCCCTGCCATATGAACCCTGAAGGCCCCATAATCCACTGTTAATAGTACGTTGCAAGGCCTGGTAATAATCCTCCATTGTGGCCTCTTCGTCGCATTCGATTGTATCGATATCATTTAAGCTTAGCATTATTTTACCCCTTGAATTAAACCGTCTACCATTGTGACAGTCGCAAAAAACTCTCGGCCCAGGCCTGTAATATGGGGACGGTTTGCCCCTGTAATGCTGCCAGTGGCCTTATACTCAGGACCAAATAAACTGGTCTCTATATATCGCAACGGTTTACCAATGCTTTCTTTTAATGCTTTCTTGCTTACGTATTTAAGTACAATCATTTTAAATTCTCCTAGTTAGTTAGACTACAATTACAGTTTAGTAAGTAAAACCTATATCGTCTATAGGTGTTTACCCTTAGTTAAGTACAAATCCTGAATTATCTTTTACGGCCTTGCCCTTGGCATACAATGCGACAATATGGCCTTGAGGCTCAACGTGACGCACGTCGCTATCGTCACCAGGTAAGACGGTCATGCCCTTGAATGTTAATGGGATATCGGCCTTAAACCTAAACACTGCAGCGATACGGAATTGGTTTTTAATAGCAAGCTTATTAAATTTTGTAAACGTGCTGGCCCCTGAATAACTAAACGTCAAATCATAATTATTGGGTAAGTCTTTTCTATTGGGTATTTTTGTATAATCGTAAAATTGTACCAATGGAAAACGGGCCATTAAATTGGGATAAGCTTTACCGTCAAAGTCTATAAACCCTTCATTTTCCCAGCGTATGTCCGACGTACCGTTTAACCTAATAAGCAATTCCTGGCCCAGCTTAGCAGCTTTACGCTGGCCCTTTTCTATATCTTTTATTAGGTTTAACAGAAAAGATTGTTTATTATTAAAAAAGCTTTTAGTCTTATTGATACGTGCCAATTGAATAGAATTGAATGCGCCTCGGCCTGCAGTGTATAAACAGGCCTTTTCACAATTGGCAGCTTTTGCCATTGGGCATACCTGGTGACCTGATATATCCGACGGGGCCAGATATAGGATACCTGTATAAAATCCCAGCTTTTCACCTTTGACGGTTTTCGCATTGGTATTAAAACCTAGTAAGGCCTTGCGCTTGAATTGTAATTTATAACTCATGATGTATTGTCCTTTTAAAGTGTATCAGTAACGATAAGTATGAGCACTGTAAACAATCCTGCCATTAGGATAAACCCTAAGACGTTTGCTAGTATGTTAATTAGTTTATGCATGGTGTAACCCTTTATTGAATAGTTAAACTGTAAAGCATGTATACACTATAACGGGCCATTGCCATATAAATCTATAGGGATAAACCCTAGGTTTTAAGCTTTTACATTTCACAATATGAGAAAAGCCAGGGCCATTCTATAGGGGATAACGGGATAGTAACTGCAGGGCATTGGGCAGGGTTGTCTTATCATTTCGCATTGTGGAATAGTACTTAGGTAATGAAGGTAAGTTATTGAATAGATTACTGCAGCGATAACTCATTAATTAATACGATAGTTTATAGAGTCTTTATCGATTAATTAGATAAGGGCTTGGCAGTACTTAGCAGGCCTGGGCAAAGCTGGGGAGAATCCCTATAGATTTACAGGGCAGGGGAGGGTCAAAAAGAATTATTATAGTTTTTATATAACGCTATTTATAACGCTGACATACTTTTTAAAACAAGGGGTAGTATCCGCATAGAGAAGTCTAGGAAAGACTGCAGAGTTACTAGGCAGGGCTAACCTGTGCTCGGTAGCCTGTGGAAGATGTGCTCGAAGCACTGTGAAGGGCTGAGAAGTTCTCTTTGCCCTATAGTACTACATAGATAAAGACATCTTAGTAGCTACTTAGTAATAACCTTTAATAGTAAACTCTATAAAATACTTACTATACAGAAACTAAAAAGAACTACTAAGATACTATACAGTATATAATAGCATACATTTTTAGATTTGTCAAGTACTATCTTCATTGTCTTTATTGTCTCTTTTAGATTAGGGTTTTGTATCTCATAGTATACATAACGTAGGTATTTGTAAACAATGAGATACATTTTGTATCTTTTAAAATAATCCTTGACTTTTAAACAAAAGCATGTTATAATGACCCCACAAGTAAAGGAACGTATGACAAGGCGTAAAAAGAGAGATTTAAAAGCTGAAGGTAAATGGTGGTCGGATACTCAGAAACTTGAGGCTGCTACTACATTCTTAGCTTTAGGCAATGGCGCACAGACTGCTGCTGTCTTAGACATACCCTTAGCTACCTTTAATCGTTGGCGTTATGCTGACTGGTTCAAGAAGATGGTTGATGACCTTAAGTCTGAAGATAACTTAAAGCTCAATGCTAGGTTAACTAAGATTGTGTCTAAAGCTTTAGATGTGACTGAGGACCGCTTAGAAAAAGGTAACTATCAATATGACCCTAAGACTTCTGAGCTAATTCGTGTTCCTGTCAGTTTAAAGGATGCTACCAAGGTCGCTAATGATATGTTAGCTCGTAAGGACATCATTGAAGATAAGCCTATACAGGAGCAGATAGAGCGTACTGTAGACGACAGACTAGCTAAGCTTGCTGAACAGTTCAGAGCCTTTGCTAAGCCTAAAACAACTGAAAAAGATATTACACCTCAACCTTTGGTACTCGAACATGCCCCGCAAGGAACCACGTAACTACAAACAAGAATATAAAGACTACCATGGTACTGGGACTCAAAAGAAGAACAGAGCCTCCAGGAATGGTGCAAGAGCTGAAATGGCTTCTGCTGGTAAGGTCTCCAAAGGTGATGGTAAAGAAGTTGACCACAAGAAACCTTTAAGTAAAGGCGGTAGTACCGCTAAGAGCAACCTTCGAGTTGTAAGCAAGGCAGTAAATAGAAAAAAAGGTAATAGAACGAGTGGAGCTAACAAGTGAAGTCATTGAAGGTTTTAGTAACGCCTGTCTAGTTAAGAACTATGATTCGGCTACGGAGACCCCAGAATTCCACAGAGAACTGTGGAGCTTGTGCTGCCATAAAGACAAGTTTGTTGCTATTGCTGCTCCTCGTGGTCATGGTAAATCTACTGCCGTCACTTACGCATATTGTCTTGCAGAAGTACTATTTCGTAGGTCTAAGTATGTCTTGATTGTCTCAGACAGCTTCTCGCAAGCTGGTTTGTTCTTAGGTGATATTATTAAAGAACTCAGGGACAATGACGATATACATGGTTTATTTGGTAACATTGAGTTGACAAAGCAAACCGAAGATGATATAATAGGTAAATTCGATGATGGTCATACATTTAGAATCCAAGCTAAAGGTTCAGAACAAAAGCTTCGTGGTTTGAAATGGCTGAACAAACGTCCAGACTTAATCATCTGTGACGATATGGAATCTGATGAACAGGTTCTAAACAAGGATAGACGTGAAAAGCTTCGTAGATGGTTCTACTCAGCTCTTATCCCTGCTCTGTCAGTTACAGGTAAGATTCGCATAGTAGGTACTATTTTGCACTTAGACTCCCTTCTTGAAAGGTTGATGCCTGAGTCCCAACTAGCCTCGCTGGGCACTAAAGCTTTAAAGAATCTCATTACTGAAGATTTAAAGCAGTTTACAAATTACAAGACTTCTTGGTTGTCCATTAAGTACAGAGCACACACAGATGACTTTAGTAAGATACTGTGGCCTGATAGATGGAACAAGAAAGCTTTAGAAGAGCGTAAAGCTCAATACGTCGCACAAGGTTTGGCTGACGTATATTCTCAAGAGATGCTCAACGTACCTCTTGATGATGCTAACGGATTCTTTAAAGAAAGTGATTTTACTCCTTTAAAAGACGAAGATAGAAAACTTAACCTAAATTATTATATAGCTGCTGAC